TGTAGTACAAACGAGCGACCGGCAAAGCGGCGATCGAGTACCCGGAGTACCGGGCGGTGTTGTTCCGCCGCAAAACCACTCAACTGGCGCAGATTATCTCGGAGGCGAAAAAGTACTACTGCCGAGAACCGCTCAATGCGGAGTTCGTAGCACAGCGCCGAGGAGAACCCGGGCCGCTGTTTCAGTTTCCCTCCGGCGCCATGATTTACTGCTGCCACCTGGAGCAAGAGGACGACAAAGAGAGTCACCAGGGCCTACAATACCAGTTCATCGGATTCGATGAGCTGACGCAATTCACCTTCACTCAGTATCTTTACCTGTTTTCACGCTGTCGGTCTGTCATTCCGGACTTGCCGGCCAAGGTGCGATCCACGACCAACCCGGTGGGTCCGGGTCTGATCTAGGTCAAGCGCCGTTTTATCCGCAACGGCGACTTGCACTTGACGCCGCTCAAAACCTATTTTTTCCGGATTGACCCCAATAGCAGCCCGTCTGACAACCCTACCGGCATCCAGACGACCATCGATGACCCTGCGGCCCTCTCTCGTACATTTGTGCCCGGGCACCTGGCCGAAAATCTAACATTACAAGAGAGCGATCCGGGATACAAGTACCGGATCATGGCGATGGGCAGCAAATATGAGGCGGCCCTGCTAAAGGGAGATTGGGACGCCTTCGGCGGCAGCTTCTTCGAAGACTTCAGCACTGAGCTGGGGGTGATGCCGTTTAAGATACCGGCGGAGTGGCGGCTCATCGCAGCGATTGACCCGGGGTGGAGCAGTCCCTGCGCCTTCGGAGTTTCAGCGATTGACTTTGAGGGTAATATGTACCGGCTGTTTACCTACTACGAGCACAACCGATCCGCAGGCCAGCACGCCGAAGCAATTAATTCCATGCTCCGGAATAACCCATACACCGTCGGCAGATTGCCGGACATCATCGTTAGCGGGAGAGATGCGTTTGCGCGGAAAGACCGCTATGCGATCATTGCCAACGAGCGGACATTTGCAGATATTTTCCAGGAAGCCGGAATATTTTTAGAGCCGGCTGTTACCGACCGTATTACCGGATGGTGGGCCTGGAAGAACTTGATGAAGGCCAAACGCTGGCACTACTTCATCGGCACCAACGAGGCCCTGATTGAGGAAATATTAGCGGCGGAACAGGACGAACGGCAGCCGGAGGACATCAAAGGCCGGGGGAATGATCCCAGTGTTTCCGACCATGCGTTAGATCAGACCCGCTACGAAATCATGGCGGCGGGTATGGCGGCAGCGGAACCTGAAGCGGTGAAACCAAGTAAAGACATTTGGTTATTACCGCAGTTAGAAGCAGAAAAAGATGCGAGGATATTTTGGTAAAACAAATCATTCCGAAATATGGAAAAATATTTATATTGAGCCGCGAGGAATATTTGAGGTTACTATACCACCTGAGAAAGATTATTCGTAAACCGATAATCTGGGAGCGTAACTGATGCCGTTTCGCAACGAGAATGAAGTATTCCAGTGGATATTGTGGGCCGATAATGAGTATTTGGCGGCCAAAGACGATATGGACAAAGCCAGGGAGTATTATGAGAATTACCAGGCGCCGGACAATGTGCCCAAAGACGTCAGTTACGTGATTCGAAATTTAATTGTGGATTATGTGGATCGGCAGGTCAGCAAGTTAGTGGGAGCGAAGGTGGATGTGTCGCTGCCGGGTGCCGGGGAAATGGGGGAAGTGCTTTCCCTGTTGTTAGGTGACTTCAAAGAAAAAAACAAGTTTCACGAATTCTTACTGGAAAAGCATGCCAATAATTTGCATGTAGAGGGGATTGCTTACTGGAAAGTGGCCTTTAATCCGTTTCGGCTGGGGCCGTACGGGTTAGGGTTTCCGGAAATATTCAGTTTGAAGCCGGAAGAGGGCCGATTAGACCCGAATGCGGTGAGTCCGTATCACGAGGACGATAACGCCCGGAGCCATGTTAAATTTATCAATGTGACGGAGGCGAAAGCGCGATGGCCCGAGTTTAAAGACCGTATCGGGGCGTATGGCGGGCAGAATGATCAATTACAGAGCAAGACCGCAGCGAATTTACAGATGGCCCGGCTGGACGAGGTGGAGTTTAGGCGGGAGTATCAGGTACCAGCACGGTTTAACCCAGTGTTGAATAAATACATTCCCATACAGCTGTTAGATGACCAGATTATACCCGAAGGGCAGAGCGAGCCTGACTTTGTGGGAGCGATAAAGGAATTCGATCCCGACAAGCTGCCGGAAGACGTTGTGGTCATTGAAGCCGAAGAATTTTTTGTTTGCAAAGTGATAAATTTGAATCTGCTGGTGGAGAAACCGCAGAAGTCTGATTTCAGCGGATTTAGTATTATACCCACGTTAGCGGCGGTGCATAGCGGCCGCCGCCATAAATATCCGCAAAGTCGCGTGACATACCTGAAAGATACCCAGGATCGGATTAACACCACATCTTCGGTGGCGCTGGAAGTGTCGAAGCGCAGTCTGAAAAATCCGGTATTTTTGGAAGGCGCATCGAAGGATGATGTTACAGAAGTCCAGCGGAAGATCGCCGGGGTGGGCAAAATAATAGCCATACGCAAACCGGGAGCGAAAGTGGTGCCTGTCCCTGGTCCCTCCATGCCGCCGCATTTATTACAGCAGCTGCAGCTGGATTTGCAGACGTTTGAAGATATCGGGAACACGTCGAATCCGGATCGGGGCCAGAACATAGAAGGCAGCGGCCGGAAGGTGATTGCCTTGCAAAGCCGGACAGATTTACCCCAATTTGTAATCCAAACCCATTTGAAGTCGAGCCTGACCGAACTGTTCCGCCGGTTGATCGAGATCATACCAAAGCTTAATCATCAATTTTCCATCAGTGCCCAGCGGCAAGGGGAAGAAGAAATGGTGATGTTTAATGCGCCGCAGGCAATGGCGGGGGGAGATGAAAAATTGAATATTGTCGTGGATGGCAAGCTGAATCCGCTGGAAATGGTGGAAGTACCGAACGTTAAGATTGATATTGATCTGAATAGTTTGGCCAGGGAAGAGATTAATATTAATAAAGCGATGACCATGTTCCAGCAGCAGGCACTGGCGATGGTGGATTTGCATAAGGCCGTGTATCCCAATAAGTGGAAAGAAACGTTGAAACATGTTCAAGAACAAAACGAAGCCTTGAAGTTGGTGGCAGAAATTGAAAATCTGAGGCCGGAAGCCAAACAATTACTGGAAGAATATTTGACCAGCCTGAAATTATCCCAGGAACTGGTACAGGCCGCCGATAAAATGCCGCAACAGGGCAATGGAACTTTGAAGCCTCAAGGCAGTTAGCGAAAACATAACCAAAAGGTGAATAAATGCCAGAAGTAATGGAAAAAAATACAGAGCATGCTGGATTAACCAGCCGATCTTCTTCGGCGGATATTCTAAAAGACGCGCCGGTAATCGGCGGAAGGGAATACCAGCCCGAGCAACCTGAAAAATCAGCGATCTCGGAAGAAGAAGATAAACGCAAAGCCTCTGCAGCCCCGCCGTCCGCCGAAGAAGAGCAACCGTCTGAAAAGACCGTCTCGGAAGAAGCGGAAGAAACGGCATCTCAACCGCCCGAAGTCATTGATTTTGACGAAACATCGGAACCGGTCAGAATCAAAGTGCAGGGAAGAGAGTGGGATCGGGACGATTTACTTCAGGCCGTTAAGGACCACCAGGACAAGGAAAACTGGCAAAAAACGCTTTCCCAGAAGTCGCAGTCGGCCAAATGGCTGGATAATTTGCAGCCCGAACAGCGTGACCGAATTATCAGCCGGGTGATTGCCGATGCGTATGGGAAAGAGAAAATCGACATGGAAGTCAAACCGGTGACGATTAAAACCACCGACGAAGATGATTACGAGGTGGAAGTTGAAGTCAAACCGGGAACGCCGGAATTCGAGGCGCTGTCATCTGAATTCGAGAAATATTTTCTGGAAAAATACTCAGACGCTTTCTCCGAATTGCAGCAGCTTCAGGAAGAAAAAGAAGGCATTATCAAAGCCCGCGAACAGTTAGAAGCCGAAGAAGGGCAGCGGCATGTGGTCGATTTTATCAAGGCCAAGAATATTGATCTGCCCCGGGAAAATCTCGAAGAAAATTTTGCCACGATTCTAAAGAACGGTGAGTCCGATCCCCGGTACGTGGAGTTGCAGCGCCTTTTGCGTGTGGCGACGATTGCGGCCCAGGAAAAACTGCCGATGACTAAAGTCTGGGATGAACTGTTTGGGTCGCTGGAAGAAAACAGCGCTAAAGCCCAGCAGATTCAGGAAAAAGACCGGCAGAAACAACAAGGCATCAGGCGGGAAGGCCCCGGGAAATCCGCGCCGGTGATTACCGACGACGATAAGATGCGGAATGCCCTGGCCAAAACCCAGTCGGCCAAGTTCAATAAATTATTTTCAAAATTCGGACAAAAGGAGTAACAGAAAATGGCAACCAGTAAATATGCAAGCAACGTTATCACAGGCGATATTACCAATGCGAATATTAATACCGCCAAAAAAGTGCGGGACGTGACGAAACGGCTCTGGGATTTATATGACACTAACAATCAAGCTCCACTGCTGGCGCTGCTGTCTCAACTCAGTTTCGACCGTTCGGCCAGAAATCCAAAGCATGAATGGTTTGGTAAAGATTTAAGGCCGCGTTATGATACCGTGGCAGGGACTATCACAAACAATGGGACGGCGGCGATTACATTTGCGCCGACGAATCTCAGCTATTTCCGGATCAACGACGGCGTTCGTTTTCTCGGTGTCACCGGAAATACCAATTACGGCTATGTGTCGGCCAAAGGCGCCAGCACGATTACCGTGAGCAGTATTGACGGTTCCACCACACTGCCCACGATTGCCGCGGGGACGAATATTCATATTACCGGCCCGTCGATGGGTGGGGAATCGACCATGCCCAGCGGGAAACACGTGCAGGACACCAACGATTACAACTATCCGCAATTCCTGCGGGAACCCGCCACGATTGATTTGTGGCAATTAGGCCAGGAAAATTACACCGGACCGGAAGAGCAGGAACGCTCGATGGAAGATTTACGAGCCATTCGAGTTGCCTTTGAAGACTTGTTGTTCAGAGGCGAGCGGGCCGTATTGACCGGCGCGTCCGACGGAACCAAGTATTTCATGCGGGGCCTGGAACAATTTCTGTTGAATGACGGCTATGCTAACAATATTCTGGATTGGAGAGCGGGCCTGACACAAGACCAGTGGGATCAGTATTTGATTGACGGGCCGTGTAAATACGGCAGTCAGCGCAAGCTGATGTTTCTGTCGTCTTCGCTGTTCTTGCAGTTGCATCAATTTGAGAAAAACGAAAAGCGGATGACCGGACGGGATAATGTGATTGGTATCAGTTTCATTAAATATCTGGCCCCCAACGGCAAAGAAATCTTCATGCATCAGCATCATCTGTTTGACGGCCCGTATGAAGGCGACGGCTTTATTGTCGATGCCGAATACATCAGTTTGCTGCCTTATGCGAACAACAAGCCGTTTATGTATCTGGAAGATGTGGGCGCTAATGACGCTTCGGCCAAATCCAATGAATATTGGCTTATTGCCACCGAAGAAGTCAGCCGCACCGAAGTTCACGGATTCGTTCACAAATAATTAAGGAGAAGAACATTGGCGATTAGAAAACGGGCGTATGCCTGCGTTTATTCCGGCATCCGGTTCACCTATCCGGAACGGCTGGCCAAAAAAGTGGGCCAGCCTTCTTTGCTGTTTATTCCGTCGCGAGACGCCCGTAATAAAGACGAAAAAGGTCACGTGGTTCTGGAAGTGTCTGAAGATAATTTCGGTAAAGCCGCTAAAGAGGTTCAAGAATTTATCGAATCTCACAAGGCGTTTCAATCCGGTATAGTCTATCGCGTGGCCACGAAGGAAGAACGGGAGGCCCGGAAGAAAGCGGAGAAGCAGAAAGAAGCACTCGTTATTTACCGAAAGGTGTTTTCCCGGGCCAAACCGAATTTTGAGGCGATGACCGAGAAAGAACTGATCGGTCTGGCCGATGAAGTTGGGTTTCCCCTGAACGGAAAACCGGCGTCTCCAAAGAAGTTAGCTCAATCCATTGAAAAATTTATCCTGGAGGAACCAGAACAATGAAATCTCGAATTGTAAATTTTCAGTAGCCGGAGTTCTCTTTGATTAAGTACATGATCCTGAGCAATGTATATCTCTGGTTTCACATCCTCGCAGGAGGGTTTGGAGCCAGAGTATTATCACTGTTTTTAAAGGCGAAAACCGCCTTTTACACAGTGCTGGGCATTGCCGTCAGCTGGGAGATTATTGAGATATTTATCGATGGTACAAGCAGAACCTATGGTACAGTATTCCGCTGGGCAATGGATAGTACTGGCGATATTTTAGGCGCTGTGGTAATGGCGGCGATTGTGCTTTGGCCGTGGAGGCAATGAATGGATAATCGTTATTTCCTGGTGCAGGGCCAAATCAAGGAAGACGAGGGCAAACGCTTGAAGTCCTACAATGATAGTGAAGGCCATCTGACCATCGGCTACGGACGGAACCTTAGTGCGGTGGGCATTCACGATGACGAGGCGGAGTTGATGTTTGAGAACGATTTTTCTCAGGCGTTGGCGGTGGCATTTAAAAACGTGGCCAATTTTGTGGATTTGTCATACAATCGCAAAGGCGTATTGATCGGTATGGCCTTTAACCTCGGCGAAAAAGGATTTAAGGGTTTCAAGAAAATGATCGCTGCCGTGGAAAAAGAAGATTTCGAAACGGCCGCGGACGAAATTCTGGACTCCAAAGCCGCCAGACAGCTCCCGGAACGGTATGGACGCTACGCCGAGGAAATGAGGAAAGGTTAGGCACTAATAATTAAACATAATTGCTTATTTATATTCAATTTAAGGAGCTAATCATGGACATTAGCGGGATTTATGGATTTGCGGCAATGGCGATTGCATTTTTGATAGGCATGTTTTCGTCAAAACTCTCCGGGCCGTTGAAAAAAGCTGCCGGTATCAGCAAGGAAGTCGGCGAGTTGCTCACGGAATTTGCCAATGACGCCGCGGATGGGAATCTCACGAAAGACGAAATCCTGAGGATACTGGATGAAGCCGACGACATCCC